GCTGGGCAGCACCATCCCGCTGGTGTATGCGCTGCGTGAAGCGATCAGCGGCACCACCTACGGCGGTGTGCGTGTCTCCACCCCAATGCTGTGGAGCCAGATCTATAGCCTCGGCGGCAGCCAGCTGCTGCGTGCGATCTTCTTAGTCGGCGAGGGCCCGATCGGCGGCATTGATCTGAAAAACTTTGCGGCAGGCGGCAACACGCTGGCCAGCTACGACTTCGGTAATTTGAGCGCCAACAGCGCCGGCAGTCGGCTCACCGTCTACGGCCGCGTGGATGGCGGACTGACCACCAGGATCGCGTCAGGTGATCAGATCTTTGGCCGTGCCGCTGCGAGCGATGTAGGCAATGCCCAGAACGATGGTGGCTCCGATGTGTTTATGGTGCGGCGTGGCAGCAGCTGGGCAGCAGACTTTTGCAGCGCCACTAGGCCCAACAATCAGACGGTCTTCGGCGTTTACACGCTGATCGGCAACGACCTTGGTTTCAAGGTCAACCCGGTAATCAGGCCGCGTGTGCAAGCGCAGCTGGTGCCAGAGGGCGACGATGGCGACGCGCAGGTGAAGTGCCGCATCGACGATGTGGCTTGGGCACAACGCCAGAAGGCACGCACCACCTTCAGCAGCCGTAGCGGCCTGGTGAGCGGCAGTGTCGGCAGCGTCGGCAGCACGATCACTTACAAGCTGTTCCCGAGCAGCGACATTGATACGGAGTTCAGCAGGGATCTACGCACACTGACCAACCCGGCAACGTGGGGCATTTCCGTTGAGCAAATCACCCGCGATGGGGCTGCGGGTTACAACAAGCCAGCAAGCGAAAACAGTAGGGCCAAATGGGTCTACAAGTATGACGATGAAACGACCTACGATTTGCGCAGCAGGCTGACTACAAGCGTCAACAGCGTCACCATTGACTCCGCAGGTATTGGCACGCTAAATGCAACGTTTAACTTTAACTGTACCGGCCTTGGCAACTACGACAACACAGATAATCTTGACACGGCTGCTGAGGTTTTAAAGGCTAGCAAGTTTCGCGTTACTTTTACCAATCCAGCCATCACCGACGACGATGATGAGGCAGTGTGCAAGTATACGGTTAAAGTCCGTATGCGCCATAAGTCCAAGCAGAAGCTCAAGCGCGTGACGTTGAGCGGCATCAGTCTTAGCACTACCACAACAGACATCGATGGCGTAACGGTCGTCACTGGCGTAAGTGCTAGCGGCGGCGGCGGTGATGTAGATATTGACGCTGACAACACTAACGATCCGATTGTGTTTCGGATGCCCGGCGGCACCAGCGTCACCGGCAGCGGCACTGTGACCGTTACCAAGAACCTGAAGTTTGACGCCTCACAGATTCACATCGAGCCCTGTGCTGATGTGGCTGGCACCGTGGCTGGCCGGCAGAAGACCTGGGACGATGCGATCATCCCTGGCGAGCTTTACAAGATCGGCTCGGCGCTTGCGATCTGCACCAGCCGCACAGATGCGGCTTTTGTGTCTGAAGCTGATCTGTCGTCTGGCTCTGGCACGGAAGTGGCAGCGGTGTTCACCACGGTCCGCGCCGGTTCTGCCACCACCGTCGCGCAAGCCGTTCTTGAGCAAGACGGCAAAAGCTATTTAGAAAGCAGTCTCAAGCTGCGCAACGTCGCCACTGTTGATGGGCACGTGCTGCGCTGTGCTCTCGCCAGTGTCTCCACCAGCCGGCCATGCCAAGCGGTTGAGTTTGGCATTCGCTCACGCCTTGGCATCCGCATCAACGGGTTCTGCAACCTCCGCGATGCGATCAGCTTCGGTGATGCTGATGATCGCGCTTGTCTGAGCAGGAAGAACGACATCATCGAGCGCGGTTCCACGCTGAAGGTGGATGTGTTCCAAAGCAACACGATCACCACCACAGAGGAGCGCTACAGCTTCTTCAAGATCAGCTACCGCGAAGCCGGCAGCGGTGGCGCCTACACAGAATTGGGTAACACCTACGGCATCCGTGGCACCACGCAGCAGAACGTTTTCAACTACGTGCAGCTGGTGATGCCTTCGGTCAAGCAGTGGGAGTTTCAGATGGAGCCGCTGTCTGGTTTTGAGGTGCGTGCTAGCACGGGCATTGGCACGCTTTACGTGCTCGACGCACGCCTCAGCAGCCGGGTGGTAGTGACTGATGGCGCCGTGACCGTTGCCTTCAATGGTGAGTCGGTGCCGCGCACCGCTGAGCAGTTCTCGATCGCTGCAGTACGTGGCGACGGCAAGGGCATTCCTGAGCTGGATCCGAACAACTACGGCGCACCATCTGATCGCAGCTACCTCGACACCTGGGGCAAGCTTGCTGAAGCCTTCATCTATGAGGAGGCCCAAAGCAGCGCCTCAAGCGGCCCCGAGCACGAGGTGGTCTACATCAACGAAATCACGCCCAATGCCAGCGCCCCGGTCTATGACGGCCTGGCCCTGGTGGGCATCAACGTGATGAGTTCGGTCGAATGGCAGCAGTTCGGCCAGTTCAGCTGCTACGTGACCGGCGGCAAAACCTGCCGCAGATTGCGCAACAGCCTGAGCGTTGGTGCCACGCACCTATTCCCGGATGTGCTGCTGGATTTGATGACCAATGCCACCTATGGCGCTGGTGATCTGATCACCGATGAGATGATCGACCTAACGGCGTTTGAGGCCGCTGCCGATTGGTGCCAGACCCGGCGGTATTTCTTCGATGGCGTGCAGGCCGATCGCGTCAATCTGCGGCAATGGGCAGCCGATACCGCAGCAGCGCACCTGCTCAACTTCGGCGAGAGCGATGGCAAGTTCTACCTGCGCCCTGCGCTGCAGTTCACCGCAGTGCCGATCAAAGGGCTGTTCACGGCCGGCAACATCGTTGAGGGCAGCTTCAGCCTGCAGTATCTGGAGCCTGAGGAGCGCGAGCCGATTCAGGTAAGCGTGCGCTACCGCGAGGAGCGGGCCAGCACTGATCTCACCAACCCTGGCATCTTCCCGACCGAGCGCGAGCTGCTGGTGCGGGAGGCAAGCGGCAGTGCCACGGATCCGGTTGAGTCGATCGATCTCAGCGACTACGTCACCAGCCGTGAGCACGCGATCGATGCGGCCAAGTTCATCATCAGGATGCGGCGCATCCCCACGCACGTGATCAGCTTCCGCACCACACACGAAGGCGCCCTGGCGAAGTTCGGCCCGAGCGACTACATCCGCGTGGCGATGGATGAAACGCAATATGACGAGTTCAACAATGGCGTGGTCACAGCAGCTGGCGCCCTGGTCAGCACCAAGCCGCTGGCCGATGGCAGCTACAACGTGATCGCATGGGATGGCACTGACGGCACTCCACCAGCTGATGGCACGTTGGCGGTGAGTGGCAACGGTACGCAGGCCACACCAACAGGCATTGTGTTCACCGTCAAACTACCCAGCACGCAGGTTCGCACCTATCAGATCGAGCGCGTGACGCCCGATGAAGAGAGCACCTTTACGATTGAAGCGATGCACATGCCAACCAACGCCTCAGGCGTTTTGGAACTGGCGGATGGCTTCGATACCGCTGGCAACTGGGTGATTGAAGGCTGATGGCGATCACATTCCCCACCATCGAACCAACAGCTCGCAGCTTCACCGCACCGCGCTGGCCAACGTCTGGTGTCACGACGCAATCCGGCGTGACCACGCGCCGCCTATGGGGTAGCAGGCCATCGCAAGCGCAGCTCAGCCTTAGTTTCGACAACATCAGCGACGACAATGCTGGATTGATTGTTGCTGCCTACAACTCAGCCAAGGGCGCAACAACTGAGCTCACACTGCCCAACGTGTTGTTTAATGGCGCATCTGCTGCATTGACCGGCTGGCTGAACACAACATCAACTGGCGCTGGCATGAAATGGTTTTTTTCGGAAGAGCCGCCAACAGTTGAAAGCGTTGCGCCGGGCCGTTCTTCAGTGCGTGTGGCGCTTGTCGCTGAGCTTAGACTGACCTAAAGACCAGCTAGCTATGGCCGTCAAAACTGCTGCTACCGCTGAACTGCAGTTTGGCGGCGCCGTGATCGGGAAGGTTCGAGACGTATCGCTGAACATCAGCCGCGACCCATTGGAAACCACCGGCATCGGGCAAACCGATCGCACCTATACCTATGGCATTCGCAGCACAAGCGGAAGCGGGACGCTGCTGTATGACTCCAGCGACACGGCAACCCGCAATGTGATGAACACGCTGCTGAGTGATTCGCAATCTCTGTCGCGCGTCAAGCTGGTTCTCGACACTGCAACAACACTCGGCACCATCGAGGGCGATGTTGTTGTCACTCAGGCTGGTGTCAGCGTCAGTGTTGGCGATCTGGTCAGTGTGCCCATCAGCTTCAACGTCAGCGGAAAACCCACCGGTAGCTTCTGATGGCAGTCCTTGGCGTTGGTGGTGTCCTTGACATCAGCCGGGCGATACCCGAGCCGATTGCGCTGTCATCTGCTCGCATCAATACAGGCGGCGCCACGACAACCATCTCGCTGACAAACCCCGGCTACTGGGCGGGCGACCGGATCATCATCGCGTCATCGCTTGGTGTGCCGTTCGATGTCAACGGCGATGGCTATGCCGACTGCCCAGATGGGCATGGCATCTATCGCGGCGGCATTTGGGACACCGGCATCAGCAGGGCTTTTTACGTTGGTGGCGATACAGACGCCAGCCCCTTTTATCGCCAGTACACAGAGACCCTCAATCTGGTCACACAAGCTGGCGATCAGCTTGTGACTCAGAGTGGCGATGCGCTGATTGGCCTTTCAGGTGCGGAGGGGCTTGAAGATTTCTACAACAATGCCGCCAATACCGGCCTTGCGACACAGGCCGATGGCTACATGAGCCGCGACGAGCTGGACCGCATCCGCCTTTGGACTACAGAGGCGGCGGCACATTCTGCCTCTGGCACAGAGAAAGCTATCGGCAAGGTTAAGTGCGGCAACTTCATCGTCGCCTACTACGACGATGCTGCGCAGTACACCACAGCGATCAACACTGCAGCGACATCACTCAATGCCCTCACGCTGTTGCAATCTGAACAGTTGCTAGCGAGCGTCATCACGCTGCCCGCCGGATTTGCGGCACTGTGCGACGACGCAAACCGCAACTGGAAGATGCAGTGCGATCTTGAGGAATGGGTGATGTCGATCGACGCCACCAATCTTGATACCACTGCGATCGGCGAAACCTTTGGTGAGCACGTGAAATCTTTGGTGCGCGGTGCTGGTACGCTTCAATTCCAAGCGGATCACCGCGCCCAGACAGGTGAAGAGGACGGCCTAGCACTGTTGCGCCTTGTCTTGCTCACTCAAAACCAGTGCAACACTAAAGCGCGTTTCCATCTTTACAAAAACCGCACTGCGCCTAACCCCCAGATTGATGGTTCGGTTTACTACGAATGCGAGATACTTCTCACAAATTCAAGGCTGAATACAAGAGCAGGCGACATTATTGCCGGCACTGCTGATTTCGTAGCAACATCTGAAATCAAGATCAAGGTTGCCGCCGGCTAGACTCAGAGCACGTAGGACCAATGGAAGCCCGTGGCCAGCCTTGGATTTGCCGGTGACAGCGGCTCGCTGAGCGACATCAACGCAACCCAAGGCGAGTTTCGCGAGCAGATTGCGGCGCTGAATGACCTGATGCGTCAGGTGGCGGGCAACGCGGCGATTTCCGCGGGCGACTCTGCCCAGGCCGATCCGCTTAACGCTCCCTTCACCCTTTACGTCAACCCCTACACCGGCAGCGATGAGTTCGTCGGCGGCGCTTACAACACGTTTGAAGCGGGCGCCACGCAGCAAGAAATCATCGACTCCAAGCTGAAGCGCCTCGAAAAGCAGCGCCTCACCTGTGGTTTTACGCCGCAGCGCCCCTTCCGCACGATTAACCGTGCCGTGATCGAGGCAGCGATCATCACCAGCAAGGACTGGTACACGATCACCGACCCTGCCGCGCATGTTGACTGCGTGAGCATCGTGCTGGCGCCCGGCGTCCACACCCTTTACAACGACCCCGGCAGTGGCAGCACCAGCCTCACGAGCTGGGGCACGTCCAAGAACCCGACCACTGCCGAGCTGATCCAGTTCAACCCGGCCACGGTCGGCGGTGTGCTGCTGCCACGCGGTTGCTCCCTGTGCGGCGCTGATCTGCGGAAGGTCACCATCCGCCCCAACTGGGTGCCGGCTAACGCAGACGAAGCGGCTGATTACAGCAACCGCCGCGAGATGCTGAAGATTACCGGCACCGGCTACTTCTTCGGCTTCACCATCATGGACAAGGTGGGCTCAACGAGCAGCCATCACCTTCTGTCTGGATTTGGCTTCGCCAGCAAAGCTGAGCTTGATGCTTTCTATGCCAAAACTCTGAGCGCCGTTGGTGATGGTGCAGATCTAGCAGCCACACTGACCAAGACCCGTGGCACCGAGTACCAGATTGTTGGTCCAATCGACCGCACCCAATCGCCTACTGAGGCATGGGACACCACCAGTAGCGCTTCGCCGTACATCTTTAACTGCTCGATCCGCTCCAACTATGGGATGGGCGGCGCCTTCATGGATGGCGGTAAGGTCGAAGGTCTTAAGAGCATGGTTACCGCCAATTTCACTGGTGTGAGCCTGCAGAAGGACATGACCTGCTGGCAGCGCTATAGCGGCAGTTCATGGACCACCACCACTTACGCGCAATACATTGCCACTGACCCTGACAACGTTCGGATGAAGCCCGAGCGCATCAGTCGTCATATTTCAGCAATCAATAATGCCTTCATTCAAGAAGTCAGCATCTTTGCTATCGGTCAAGGCATCCACCATTTCACGGATCTTGGTGGTGAGGTCACGATCACCAATAGCAACAGCAGCTTTGGCGGTTGCGCCGCTATCAGCAAGGGCTACAAAACCTTTGCCTTCCCGCTAGATCGAAACTGGACTGTTGACGCTGTTCGTGTACCGCTCAACCTAAGCGAAAAGACCGGCAACATTCGCCGCGTTTATCTCGGCACCATTGCTTCGATCACCAGCAGCAAGATCACTCTGGAAACTGCTCTTGCGGTTGACTCTACAAGTGAAACCGTACCAGCAGTCCTGCTGCGTGATGGCTACACGCTGGCTGATGGCACCCGCGTTTGGGTCGAAAACCCCCTCGGTGATGATTGGCGTACAAGTCTGACAGCATCGGCCTGGAGTGCTGCTAGCGCTGATGAGATCAATGTTTCTGGCGCCCTAGAGCAAAGCGGCACTGATGATGCACCTGGCATCAATCCTGACACTGGCCTAAGCGTTGCTGTCGGCAAACGTGTTTACGTCCGCCGTTTAGTGGACACGCGCACGCCTGAAGAGCGGCGTCTATCAATCAAGCTGAACAACACCGCAGTCGCACGCCTGCCGCAGCGTAATTTCATCGTTCAAACCGATCCAGGACGTGCGGGCGGTGCTATCGCCGATTTGTTCGGCACAACCGGCGATGATGTAATTCTGGTTGGCGCTACTGGCATTGGCGATACAACATCAACTGGTGTAGCCAAAACTTCTGAGATCACACTACGGCGTGGCTCTGCTGACGTGAGCTATGCAGTTAGTACTTTTTACCGCGCTGGCACGGTCGTCAAATATCAAGGCAAGCATTATCAATCGTTAAAAGATCAAACCACTGCAGGCTCAGGCGGCCCTGATCCTGCGACCTGGGGCGAAACCTTTGTGCATATGCCCTCTGCTTATAACGCAGAGGACAATACCGCAAACAATGCGCCGATCATCCTGTTGGATACTGACACCAGTGATGACGCCGATAGCGAAACGCTTGGCATAAACTTCACCACCGGCTGGACCTCTGCCGGCACGTTGCGCAATCAATACCGCACCGCAACGGATTATCTCGGTGTTTACGGTTTCCTCGTGGCGCTGGGCTTTAGCAGCGCTGCCGCGCATTCTGCATTGGTTCCGCAGGCTGAAGCAGATCGTGATCGTGACCCAACCAGCTCCGCAGACTTCCCGACCCCGCCATCCAGCGGAGCCGCAAGCGGACTTGGTAACTGGGCCATTGAATTCCGCCGCCCGAGTGTGTTGCGCCTTTATGGCCACGCTTGGGAATGGGCAGGCTTCCTGAACTATTCCAAAGCGCTTCCTGCGGCACAGCAGGAGCTTGGCGCACAGAATAAGTTCACCTATTACTTCACCAGTGATAGCGGTGGCCGTGTGGTGCCGCAAGGATCGAACGAAGATGGTTTCAACATCACCCCGCGCGGTCTGGAGGACATTGAAACTGGCGCCACGTTGACAGTCGATGCGATCGGCTCGGCAACGCTGGATGACTTTCAAGTCACAGATTTTCCCAATGGATTGACGGCCAGCACCCTTGAGGTGGATGAGCTGATCGTTCGCAATACGGTTGATCTGCCAACTGCTGCAACCACAACTGAGGTCGCGGGTGCGGTTGAGCTTGCCAGCGCTGCTGAGCTGCGTGATTCTGCATCAATTAGCGGCACAAATGACACGCAACGAAACAACAGCATCAACGCTGATCCTGTTGTTGTCACTAAGAAGGGACTTGAATACTGGAAGACGCAGAATCGACTAGTCAGCGCCAGGAGTGGCGTGCAATATGTTTATGTTGATCCAGTTAATGGACGCAACGTAACTAGCACCGACACGTTGCTAGCAGATCCTCCGACTTCAGCTACTGACAACAAGCCAGTCAAAACTTTGAGGGCTGCCGTCAATTATGCAAATGCTGCATACAGCCCAAGCGAGACTGTTGAGTTCCGCATTGGACCTGGTGTTTACCTTGAATCTGAGACGATCACATTTAACTCAGTGACCCGTATCCGAGCTTGGAATTTTAGTACTCAGTCTTACCTTAATGATGACCAAGCCGGCGGCACCACTCCGTTCATGGGGCAAGCTTCAGACGGCAAGTCATGGGATCAGACGCGAGCTTACTTCACTGATAGCCAGAATCATCCTATTTTTCTAACTCAGGCTAGCATGGCCTACCCTTTTACGCCAGAAAGGGCTTTTCTGAGATTGCGGCCATTAACGCTTTCTTTTCGGGAGCAGGCATCTGTGGCGGGTGTTGTTTGGTGGGGCGCAGTGGAAACTATAACCAGTGATGACGTGCCTGATAGTTTTTTTGCTGGCAGGGCCGCAATTTCTGACTGGAGGGTAGACGCAAAAGCGGCACCCGATGATGCTATTAACTATTTTATAAGAGAAGAGCTTGCGACAAGCACAAGCAGCGATATCACGGCCAACGGCCTTCAGTACATTGAGGCCAATCCCTGTATTTCTGCTCAAAAAGCGCTAACGATCAGCAACGTAGCTATTGATGCTATCTGCCCATGCGATATAATATCTAATAGCATACAAAATCACTCTGTATTCCAAACTGCAGGCGAACCAATTCTCGCCCGTGGTGTCTGGCTAATTGGCAATGTAAATATCAGCTCAAACTTGCCATCTGCGCCAAAACTTCGCGGTCAAACTACTTACCAGATCACAGGCTTTGCAGAATCTGTATTTGACATTGACCAAATTGAAAACAGGCAGGATGGTATTACTCTAAACCTTGGAGGCTTTCGTGAAATTACTGGCGGCACAGGCACCGATGCTGATTACAACTTTACGTGGAACAATATCCACTTAGTCAATAATGCAATGGCCTACCCCACCGCCGCTAATGACACTTCGCCAGAGGGCAGCGCTTGGAAAAACATTGGCCCAGCGGTGCAGGGCCTTTTCGGGGCTCCTTATTTTGTAGCAACGACAAACGCACGGCACTGGCATGCTGGTTTTGTTGTTTCGACAGATCACTATCAAGGATTTGCAGGTAAATTTGGCAATTATGGAATTTTCAATAACGCTTCTGTCAACAGAAGAGCAAAAGGTATTCACACGATAGTTAATGGTTTTACGGTTAGGTCCTGTCTCACGCATTATTTCTTGCGTCAAGCTGGGACAACGGCGGCGCCAGCTGATTCAGGCTATCCAGCAACCCCAGGGGATATTGGGTCGCAAGAGGATTTTGATGCCCTTAATGTTGAGGTAACTCCTATCGCTAGGGGGATTGATGTCGACAAACCCCTTGCCGCTTTCCGGAGCATCAAGCTATGACCTATTCCTGGACCTTCAAAAACCTGCGCGTTGCTGCTAAGCAAGGCGACCTTGCTGATGTGATGGTCAGCGTTGACTACCGCATTGGCTACACCGCCGACCGCTCTCGGTGGGCGTATCACTACGGCAGCGTGGATTTTGCACCGGCAGATCCGGCGCTGTTCACCGAATACACCTCTATCACTGAAGAGCAGATGATTGGTTTTGTTGAGCAAGCACTCGGTGATGAGTTGGCGGTAATCCAAACGGCATTACAGGCTGAGTATGCCAACCCAATTACTACCCGTTCTTTGCCTTGGGAGGTGGCGTTAGACTTTGGCGAAGGGTAGCCTTTCGTCGCTGTGGCCAACACCAAGATCACCGAGCTGACACAGCTCACCAATCCTGTCAGCACTGATGTGCTGCCGATTGTTGACGTAGGAGCAGACGTTACCAAGAAGATCAGCATTGCGGATCTGCTGAAGAACGCATCGGCTGGCACTGCTGCAGCGCCGGGCATTGCTTTTGATGGCGACACCAACACCGGCCTCTACTCCCCCGGCGCAGATCAAGTAGCCATCTCGACTAATGGCGAGGGGCGGTTGTTTGTTGATAGCAGTGGAAGGGTTGGGGTTGGCTCATCTCCATCGACTAGGAAATTTGAAGTTCTTGATTCAAGCAACACTGTCGCTTCTTTTCTGCGTAATACAACAGGCGAAGGAGCAATTCGAGTCGGAAATACTGATGGCGATATTTACATTGGCTCGTCTCAAGGCGATGCCGTTTTGCAGGCATCTTCTAACACGGGAAGATTTTTCTTTAATGCAGGCGTTAACTCAAGAATGATTATTGACTCCTCCGGCCGCTTAGGTCTGGGGACTAGTAGCCCTAGTTATGAATTAAGTTTTGGAACTGGCACCAGCAATCTCGTTAGCGTCGGCACAACTAATGCAGCATTGCGTTTGCGAGCCGATGGAGCTAGGTCACTACAGCTTTATACAAACGGAGAAAACCGTCTCCATATTAATTCGGCAGGAGCGGTAGGGATTGGCACTACGAGTCCTGGCACCCTGCTTACTTTGGCGGGCAATAATGACGCATCCACAAACAATAACACTTTAAGATTTGTCGATACAGATTCATCTTCAAGTGGCACACAAGAATCAGGCAGAATTGAGTTCTTTACTTCTGATTCAACTCAGTCTGGAGTACACAGTTACATTGCAGGTCAAACCACTGATGTTAGCGGAAATGGTGCGATTACTTTTGGCACAGGCACCGCGGGTTCCGCCACGGAAAGCGCCCGCATCGACAGCTCCGGCAGGTTGTTAGTTGGCACGTCTTCGAGCCCTAGCGCATCTCAAGGCGCTAACTCCAATCTTGTCGTTCAAGGATATGTTGGTCAACCCACAAGTGGCGGTATTATTTCGCTTCAGCGCGGGCAAGCCTCTGCGAGTATTGCAAGTGATCAGCTGATTGGTCGGATTAACTTTAATGGTAGTGACGGTTATCCTTTTGCTGATATAACCGCAAGAACCGACGCAGTCGCTGGCGTTGGCGACTACCCTGGCGCGTTAGTGTTCTCCACTACTGCCGCAGGTGCGAGCAGCCCGACGGAGCGGATGAGGATTACGAATGCGGGTGCAACGCTAATAGGGACATCCACTTCAAACAACAATGCACGTCTTGGCGTTGCAGGCAGCACCCACATTGGTGCTGGCGCTAATACTGTGTCCTTGGCTAACG